GTGCTCCCGCTCCTCGTGGTCGCTCACTCGGGTGATTACAAGCGCGGAGCCCGCTACCGCGAGGCTTGCGCTCGGCTCGGGCTCACCGATGGCTCGACCCCATCGTGGCTCGCCGATCGTTTAAACGCTCTCGGCTCGTACCCTCACGCTCAGGTCACAGTGCCCGAGCGCACCAAGCAATCGACCCGCCTCATCAAGGTCGTATGCACTCACGAACACGATGCGTACATCGCTCGTGTATCACGCACCACGCTCGACACATTCGGTGCACCAATCTGCCCAGCCTGTGCCAACACAGGTAATTTACGCTCAATGGAGGTTCACGCATAATGGCACACACATACGGCATCGAGTTCGAGGTCATCGGGCTCAACCCACGCCAATCCGCTCAGGCTGTGTCTGATGCAGGGCTCGCCTGCACAGCGCAGGATTACAACCACACGACCGCAAGCGTGTGGAAGTCGCTCCGTGACGGCTCACTTCCCGACAACTCAAGCGAGATAGTGTCGCCTATCCTCGATGATAGCCGTTTAAACGAGATGAAGGTCGTGACCCGTGCGTTGCTCGGCGCTGGCGCTCGTGTTACTCGCTCGGCTGGCTTCCACGCTCACCTCGGGCTCGAGGGCATCGGCTCCAACGCCTTGCCTCACCTCATCCTCAACTGGTACGCCGTGCACAACTTCACCGAGTTGCTCGTGGCTCCATCACGCCGTGCGGGTGGCTCATCTGCTCGCTGGTGCCGTGGTATGTCTATGGACAACGCCGAGCGCACAGCCGAGTTAGTGCGTGACCGCGACTACAACTACGCTGGCGCTGACCGCTATCACTCACTCAACCTCAACGCCATCGCTCGCCACGGCACAGTCGAGTTCCGCCTGCATCAGGGCACGCTCAACGGCGCTAAGGCAAGCGCGTGGGTCGAGTACCTCACCGCGTTCGCCAATCACTCAATGGCTGGCGACCTGTTCCGTGTGGATGAGTTCCACGCTGGTCAGGCAGGGCTTGCGTACCTGCTCGAGTCGCTCAAGGAACACGGGCTATCGCACTCCACTGGCGAGTACCTGCTCGCTCGTGCTGACGAGTTAAGCGAGCGTGTATAGGCTGACTCAATCGGGTGATGGGAGCGAGCCCACTCGTAGGTGCAATGCCTACACACTCACGAGCACGACCCGAAATACGGGAAGTGTTTAAACGGAAAGACTGGAGAACCAAATGGCAATCGCAACACTCGCCACACCTGCAACCTGCATCGTGTGCCAAGGCAAAGGTACGCTATCCGTGTACTCACGCATCTACAACATAGAAATTATTTTGTGCTCAACCTGCCTCAAGGATGGAGAATAATTATGGACAGAGAATTACAACTCGCAATCGAGGGTAGGTTGCAGGCATTAGTTGACCAAGTGCTCGTAGAGTTAAACGAGTTACGCGTGACAGCCGATGCTGTAAATAATCCCGACAGGCAATGGCTGTTAGGCAAGGCGCAGGCATACCGCATAGCAATACGCCAAGTGCAAGTTGCCTTCAGTAAGGCTGGTGAATAATGTTTAAACACATTCCCTCTTTCTTCACAGATGGGCGCTCGCTCCTATGGGGCGTAGTGATATGCGTAATCGTGGGGGTGTTTGCTGGTGAGTGAACACTACACAGATGCGCTTGCATACATCGTGCAAGGCGTGGATATGTATGGTCGCAAGTTCGCAGGACTGTACACAGAAACAGATGCCCGTAGTCTGGCAATCGCCAGCCGTTTAAACATTGTTATTGACCGAGCAACACAGCGTGTGATAGACTTCACTCGTTAACTACGAAAGGACTGGAAATATGTGTGGAATCGCAGGCTTCTGCTTTAACAAGGAACAACACCTCGCCAACGCTACAGATGTGGCAGGCGCACTCTTGCTCGATATCGAGCATCGTGGGTATCACGCTACAGGTAGCGCGTGGCGCGACACTGACGAGGGCAAGTTTAAGTTGCTCAAGAAAAATATCTCTGCATCAAAGTTCATCCCCGCAACTGGTGATGACCTATGCAAGGGCGCTCGTAGCGCAATCCTGCACACCCGCTGGGCTACGCAAGGTTCACCTACGAACAACGACAACAATCACCCAATCACTCGTGGTCGTGTGGCGCTCACACACAACGGGCACATCGCTAACGATGACGACCTGTTTAAACGCCTCAATGTAACTCGCAAGGCACAGGTGGACAGCGAGGCTGTGACCGCACTCATCGCGTTCACTGCCGACAACTACCACCCAACCGAGGTACTCGGTGAGATTCAGGGCACCGCTGCATTGGCTTGGTTTGATATCACCGATACCACCAACACCTTGCACCTAGCCCGAGTCAACTCGAGCCCGCTATGGATAGGTCAGACACACGGCGGGTCACTCCTGTACGCATCAACGCAGGAGGCTATCCGCAACGGCGCGTGGTTTATGTATGACGACCTAGCGTGGGAGCACAACGCCGAGGAGGGTGAGTACTTCCGTATCGTGGATGGCGTACTCGCAGAGTACGAGCGCTTTAACCGCTTTAAGCCACGCACTCTCACCTTCGCACCCAACTGGCGTGAGATGCACTTCGACAAGGGCGTTAAGCACATCACTCACACAAAGAAACTCAAGCCTGTACCACTACCCTTCTAACCGAGGATAGAGAGAGCCCCGCTTCGGCGGGGCTTTTTTTATGTCCACATCAAGGGATTTTTTTTACTGTTTAAACCCACACTGTTTAAACCAAAAGGGCCAGGGGAATCCGGTAAGAATGTTTAAACATCAGGCCAGGCCCTCCGGCCAGGCAAGCGGCCGACATCCGTTTAAACAACAGCACTTGACAACCTGCTTAGAATAGTTTTATCAACGACTCGTTGATAAAACCTACGCTTACGCGTGAGGAATGTTTAAACAATTAAATCTGTACAAAACTTTTTGTGAAATGTACAGAGCGGATGCTTGACTTATGAACACGACAAGGGAATACTTATTCCACCAACTAGGAAGGACTGGATATGTGTGAGATATGCGAAGAGAATCCAAAGCGCTCACCCGAAAGCAAGTGGTGCGAGAGTTGCCTACTAGAGTTTAAAGAGAGTGGTAAAAATAATGGATGAAGAACTAATGGACATAGCAAACGACCTCGACAAAATCCTAGCGAAACTAACTAGGTATCAAGAGATGGTTGATGAAGCAAAGAAGCGGGTGCTCAATGGCTAAAGGCGCAATCATATACACAGATGGAACATACGAACTGAAAGAGTTTAAACAGTTAGATGATTACAAGTCTGCTGTCGGTGGTTGGATAGAACACCTCGGTATGTACTCAACAAAGAGCGGGCTCAATGGCTCAGCGTATGTGAACGAGGAAGGCTTACTCCTAGACCTCAAGCCCAACCGCTACGCATCCATCGTTGCGTGGCTTGCTAGTGCTATCTACAATGACGACATTATCTTCGGCAATATGGTTGTCTTAGGTAGGGCAGATGACGAAGGTAACGACACAGACATAGCCCCTATGTGGCTGGATATTGTGGCACACAACTGCACCGAAAGGACAAGCAATGCCGATAGTCTATGACACCAACCCGTTTAAACGGAGCCCTCAGTGGTGGTTAATCTTTTGGGTTCTCATACTCTCGCTCCTCACACTGCGTGTGTATATGGGTGATGCGAACACGAAACCCAAAGCGCAAACAGGAATGGTGGTTGCTTACTACGAGAATGACTACCAAAAATATGCGGTCGAACAACTAATGAAGCGCCAACAGATACAAGAATGGTATTGCTTATGGTCACTGTGGACTGCTGAATCACACTGGCGCAACAAGGCGCACAACAAATCATCAGGCGCTTACGGAATCGCACAGTTGCTGCCGCAAACTTGGAACAACATCAAGTTTAAACGGACAAGCAACGGCTACCGACAGATAGATGCAGGACTCAAGTACATCGACAGGCACTGGGGCGGTTCGCCTTGCCGTGCATATGCCTCCGAGTTAGCAAGGGGCTGGTACTAATGCACGATGAATTAAAGGATGCGTTACGCAAGCACCTCATACATACAGGCTTCACCTTCTCTAGCGAACGCGAGCCCTTCGGCGAGCCTACGCTTACGCGCAGTGTCAATGTGGACATACTTCTAGATTGTGTTGTCGAGTTCTTGATTGGAGCGGGCTATGCCTCAGATACAAAAGCCACAGTTTAATAGAGTCAAGACAGACGATGGCAATGGCGGATACACACTGGCCTACAATGGCGAGAAGTTTAAACAGGGTGCCTGTGCTGGTACGGATACAGAGTTCTTCTACCCGAATCAGGACTCGTTCAAAGATGATGAGCGCAAGATGTACGAGAAGATGTGCAACTCCTGCCCCATCCTAGATATGTGCAAGGAATGGGCGCTAGTACACGAGCGCTTCGGTGTGTGGGGTGGGATGGTTCCCATCGACAGGGAGCGTATGAGGCGGGCAATGGGGTGGAAGTTAATGGACCCGATGACTGGCGCGCCTAGGTCTTTCACCTCGTATTACCCATCAAAGATAGCAAGGTAGTGCTACACTAATACCCGAAGCCACGCTTGAGGTTCCAGTCCCTCGCGTGGCTTCTTTGTTTAAACGCTTACGACAACGGCACCTGAATAGTTGCGGTAGATATATCAAGGAATGTAACTAACTTATCCATCTTTCCCTTGTCGCCAAACTCAGTGGTCTTAGGTAGCCACTTGGTTTCCCACTCGGGTTCGTTGATGATGCCCAAGTTAAAGGCGTAGATACCCTTGGGTGTGTTGTTGATATACCAAGGCTGGTATCCAAGGTATAGAGCACGACCCACTAAGGCATCGTACTTTTTCTTTTCCAATAGCAAAGTGTCGTAATGTGTTAACCGCGACTTGAGTTCGATGTAATGTTTAAACGAGTCAGACTTACAATCGAATGTATCAAACTCGCCTTCCGATTTCTCAAGGTCAGGATAAACATTATCCTTTAACCAATGGAAGAGTTCTTTTTCTTTCACTGTTTAAACAACTTTAATACGCGTTCTACCTGGTTTCCCAAATCATCCAGCGTTCCGTTGTTAAGAATTGTTGCATCAAAATCGTATCTATCCATAGCGACTTCGCTCTCGTGGTTGTTGACTGCGCTATTAAAAGGGCGTATTACTCGCACGATGGCACCGTTCATATCGGTTAATGCCTTTGCCTCGTTAGGGAATCTAACATCAGTAAACACTACATTCGTAGCGGTACCAATCTGCGACAGCGCTACGACTACCCAGAAGTCTGCACCAAACTGCTTACGACCTACCTCTGCACCCATAGCCTGCAACAGACGGCGTACCTCAGGGTTCTGCTTAGCAACATCCCAACCATAGTCAGCAACCAAGTCACCTACAGTGGTGATGGAATCTACCTTAGGGTTGAGTCCAAGTATCGCTTCACGAATCGGGTCAGCAAACGCGAGTCGTTTAAACCCGTGCTTCTGCACAAGTATCTTTGCTGTTTCATCTTTGCCTGACTGTGCGTAGCCACTCAATCCAATAATCATTCGCAATCCTCTCCATCTTCCCAATCAAATAGTTCGAAGTCATCTAACTGCTCTGCTGCTTTGTCCATTATCCAAGCGCCAACATCAAATAGTTTAGCAGCAATCCACTGTTTAAACACTGCCCTCTGCCTCCCTAAGTTCTGCTCTGGACTGAGCATTTGATTTAGCCTTACGGCGACCACTCCATACTGGGGCTTCGCCACCCAACTTGTCCTGCAACTTAACCAACGCACGCTTGACTCGCTTACGCAAGGCATCCTCAGATACCTGATACATCTCAGCGAGCGCATCAAACTCAATGCCACCATCGGCATAGCGTTGCCGCAGCAGTTCTTTATCTGCACTGTTTAAACTGTTGACTGCCTGGGCCAAGTCAGAAAATAAAGCCAAGCGGTTGTTGCCTTCGCTTGGCTTACTTGTTTTTGCTACAAACTCAGAGGACATATCAGGTGTGTCCAACCATCCCTCGTAGTTCCATACATCTCGGAGGAGTTGATGCAGTACTTCGGAGGTGTAGAAGAAGTTATCGGAGTCGTGACCACGATTCCTGCGGGTGCGCTCGCGGGTACATAGCCGCTGCCCCTCGTTGATGAATGTCTTGCGGAGTTTAAACGGCAGGCTATCCTGCTGCTCCCACTCTTCAATCTTGTGCCAGTGTTCCAGCGCCCAAACTACAGAGTGCTGGTACAAATCATCCGCTGGTATAAGGTTCCTTTGAATACGGGCTACGCGTTGTGCGCTAGTACGCGCAGTCTTGTAGATAGTTTCCCATAGTTCTTCTGGTGTGCTCACTGTTTAAACGCCTGCTCTCTTTCTAAGTCCTTCGGCACCCTCTGCCAAATAGACATCATTAACATCTAGACCTTCGGGCATAAAGATTGAGAAAACATTTTCGAGTTCTCTGCTTATACCCTTTGCCATCTCACGACCTGCGTTATCGCCATCGCAAAACAGCAAAACTTTATTCCAGTCTGCTAATACACGAGAGTAAAACGGCTTCCAGTTGTTAGCCCCTGGCAAACCAACCGCTTTGAATCCTGCTTGTGTTGCTACCACTGTGTCCAGTTCGCCTTCACATACAACTAAAGTGTCACCATCTGAGTTGAGCGCAGTGATATTGTAGATATGGGTATTAGCCCCAGGCCGTGATAGATACTTCGGCCCATCGCCACCCAAACTACGGAAGCGAATATCCACAACGCCAGTAGGTGTGATGTATGGGATAGCCAACTTACCAATGTATGGCTCGTGCCCTACCTCAGGCTCGCTTACGAAGCCGAGGCGGAAGGTGCGCGCCGTCTGTTCTGTGATACCTCTCCCCGTCAGGTAAGGGAGCACTTGTTCTAGATTGCCCTCGTAACTCTGAGTTGCTTTCTCCAGTAATTCTCTCTGCGAAATCGACAGCCCTGCCATAGTCCAATCCTTCTTTCTTCATAATGAGCGAATAAACATCACCAGCCATATCACATCCGAAACAGCGGAACCCGCCGTTCTCGATGTTTAAACGCGCTGACTTAACTCTATCACCGTGGAACGCACAACGCACAGTCACCCATCCGTGTCGCCCATAAGGTATCTCGAACCCATAATGTTCTAATACCTTTGCGATATCGTGCTTAGAGTTTTGCGAGCGCATCACTGAGCCTCTGTACGACATATGCCTCACCGATTCCCTTGTTAGATGCTTTGATAATTACCAATGGATGAGGTGCTACCTTTAACTTCTTAGCGATTCGGTAGTTCTCAGCCTCTATGTCTGCCTCTTTGAGCCAGCCACTCAGGTCAATCTTGCCGTCACGCCGTGGGGCTTTAGCCTCTACAACATAGAGGTCATTTGCCGTAGGTAGAAACACATCGCCAATGTCATTGCGCCCTGCACGCGGCAACCTCTGGGCGTTTAAACCCTGACTCAATAACCAGTCAGCGAGTTCTATCTCGAACGCTGCACCTCTACGCTTGTTGCTTGCTTGCTGGCTTACCATTGAGTAGCCTTTCTTGAGAGCGCTTAATGAATGGCGGTTGTGTATTTATATCTAACTTGTCTGCTATCTCCATAGCCTTTAGCGCGGTAGCGCCTGCGTGCAATGCACCCAAGGCGTAGTCACCACCACTACCTATGCCATAGAAGTTAGTGTCACTGAGAGTAACTGTTAAGTCCTCGTCAATGTCAAAGATTGTACCGTTTAAACAGAGGAGTAGCGAGAACGATAACGACCGCTCGCCCTTGTCATCCTTGTCCTGCGTATCAAACCCATTCTCTTTAAAGTCATCACGCAGTGATGGCATCACCGATGAAATCATAAAGTGGAATGTATCCTTGAAGTCATCTTGCGTAGGCGTAGGCGGTTCCCATATGTGGTGTACGAACTGGAGAACTCGGAAGTCACCAGCAGCAGCAATCAGATACTGCCCACGCTTAGCAATCTTAACCATAGACCGGTGTTTAAACGGCGTAGTTGCATTGCTGATAACCACGCTGTCTGCGTAGAGGACACACTTATCGGGGTATTGGATACCAATAACTGTTGTCATCTTAATCTTCCTGTGCGCGTGCCTGCATTTGTGCTTGGGCGATAGTCCAAAACATTTGGTAGTAGTGAACATCAAGAGCAAAGCGTTTCATATGCTTAACCAAAGCCCCAGTGTGGGCGTGCACTTCGATACCTGCAGCCTTTAACTTACGGAAGAACACGATATCCTCGGACACATACTTGTCGCCGATTCCTTCTTGCTCCGCAAACATAGAAACATCAGGGAACATCGCGCGCAACTTAGGCACGATGGACTTGTGCATTAGGCATAGACCCATACCAGCATTGTCAACCTTGATAAGTTCATTGACTGGCAATGGATGAACATAGGCAATTTGGAACTCTGATACCTCGTTAAAGATGGCAGGCATAGGTTGCATCACTGACTTCTCATTTTCCTTGGAGATGAAGTACACACCGCAAACTACTGGGTGTGTGTTCTTATCTGCTGCATCCCATAGGGTCTTGAGTACATCATTGGTGAGCACGATATCTGAGTCCACCCATAACAACCAGTCTGTCTTGATGCTGTCTGCCCACATATCAAAGAGGTGCTGGCGTTGTCTGCCAATCTGATTTCCCTGTACGCGCACTGCATTGTTGATGGTCATACCATAGTTGCTGGCTTGGATAGTTGTGTATAGCAAACCTTCGGTGAACTTACCATCGGTCATACCATTATCACACCAACCAATGGATAGTGTTTCCTTACTGCTGTGCATCTGTACCCTTTCCATAGGTTAACTTAACTTGATTCCAGTCAACTAACTCTGACTTAATCTCAAGCGAATCCAGTACGCGCATTGCTTGCTCCGCCATTTGTTTAAACGAAACTGTCATAGCCATCAGTGTTTCTAGAGATTCCTCTGCACACTCAGGGCCGTGGTCTGAGTTGAGGTGTTCGGTGTGTTGCTGTACATAGTCAGCAAACTGAATCGCCTCAAACCATATCTTGTTGGGGTCGTAAACGGTGGCTGCAATCTCGCCAACATTCTCAAGGAGCATAGGTAAATCTTGTAATAACTTTTCCTTCAACTCGTCAGGGATAGTTGACTTGTTAATCAACGCCTTGACTTGTTCCATATCTACTTCTTCATCCATTGTTATCTCCAGTCTAAGGTTGCACTAGGTCTAGTACTTGCATACTTGCAGGTTCGTAACTGAGCCATATGACTGTCGCGCCTGTCGCATCAGCAGGACCATATCGGTTCTTAACTGGTGCAACTGCAAGCAAGCCTGTCTGACTATGCACTGTGAGGATAAGGCTCGGGGTCTGCGCCACCTTGCCGTGCAGTGCTGAGCGAGGAGGGCAAGGATTACCAGCAACGCCTTCGCTTGTGTGGTGACACACAACTACGGCTGCTCCTGTTTCTCTAGCCCACCACTTGAGTTCGCGCATAAGGGAACGCAATCCACCCCACTCATCCTGACCATCAAGGGTTACATCCACTGCATTGTCTAGGACAATCAAGCGAACATCATCACCGAGGCGCTCGCGTGCAGCGAGAATTGCATCCTCAATATCCTTAAGGGTAGGTGCCGAATCAAACTCCCACATTATGTGGTCAGCAGGTTTCAGCATCTGAGCAGCCCACTCTCTGTCGTTATCCATCATAGGTTCAACTTCACCCTGAGGTAACTTGGTGAGCATTGCCAGTAGGCGCAAACTCATAGTATGTGAGTGCGTATCAGCAGAGATATACAGCGTTGGAACATTTGCATTGACTGCAATAGCGAGCGCAAGCGTTGACTTACCAGCCCCTGGTGGGCCAGCAATCATACTTACTTCGCCAGTTCTGAACGCTACTTGCTGACTCGCAAAGGAGGACCACACTGTAGGTAGTGTGGCACCTCCCTGCGATGCAGTCTTAATAGCGCGGGATAGTAACCGCACTATTAACCTTTAGCGTTACAAGCCTCAGCACGCTGGCGAGCACACGCAAAGAAAGCCTTGTAAGGCTTACCAGCCTTGCTTACACCAGCAGGTACCAAACGCATTGGCTCGCCGTGTTCGCAATTTGGAGCAGCACCTGTTGGTGGTGGTGTCCATCCTGCACTTGCATTAGATGGAGCAGGTGCGTGGGTAGCACCAACTGCGCGGTCAGGTGTTGGTAGGCCACTTACGGAAGTAACCTTGAGGCCGTTGCCATTGACTGTGCAGATGGCTTCGATAGCCAACTCAACATCGTTGACTAGGTGGATACGCTGTAGTAGCGAATCGAGGTACTGGTCCAGTTCTGCCTCAGACCAAGCACGGATATTGACGAGTGCACCCTTAGGTGTTTTGAAGTTCATTTGGAATGGGGCTTCATTACTCATTGGTTGGTTCTCCTATCGTTATCTCAGGGTAAAGATGAGAGTCTTTACCGTTAACTGCGTAGCACGCTGTGTTAACACTACAAGTCCCGCACATAAATCCAGGGGCGGGGATGAAGATATCGTTCTCAACAGCCAGTTTAAACTTGTTGAGCCAAGAACCAAAGCGGTTCTCCGTGTACATATCTAGAGGTACTGGTGGGGTAAGTTCGCCAGTACGAGCGAGGAAGTACGCACCCTTGGTAGGGCGCACACCCAAAATCTTTTCGACCAAGATGGCATAGATACCCAACTGGGTATTCGTTGCTGGTGGCTTACTGCTGGTCTTGATATCCACAACCACAAGTTCACCCTCAGGCGATACCATTAGGCGGTCAAGGAATCCCTTAACCTCTACGCCCTGAATCTCGTAGTTGAGTTCTGTTTCCACCGCAGGATTACCAGTGGGTAACTCGTAGAGTTTCCACCCGCTGTCCTCGCGGAACTGTACCCAGAAGTCCACCATCTTAGGTCCATTGTCTAGCCACCACTGAGCATCCTCTTTATTCGGATACGCCTTGGAAGCACGACCACCCGCACGGAACTCCTTGCCATTATCTGACTCAGCAAAGTTGGCGTTCCAGCGCATATTAAAGACGGCAGTAGAATCAAAGACTGTTGTTTCTGATTCGAGGTCATAGATTTCTGAGGCTTCGTGAACAGCCTTGCCACCTACTAGCCAGTAGGAAGGTTGCTCCTCCACATTGACGATACGGCTGAGGTAGTACTGCCAGCCACAGTTAAGCCAAGTGTTCATAGCACTATGGCTCACATACTTTCTACCAGTCTTGAGTTCTAATGTACTCATAGCCCAGTCCTTTCAGTTGTTGTGAGAGAAAGGTAGCACGAATAGAGGAGAGATTGCAACGACACGCCGTGTCGGGCCAAAATTGGACAGCGTTTAAACTTACGATTACACTCCTGTTCGTGCAAAGCAAGGGAGTAAAGGCGAGGTTCTACCGAGCCTTACGCGTTAAGCCGAAGTCTAGCATTACGGACTACCGCGGGCTACCTACGCACGCGTGTCCTTGTGGCGAGAAAGTCTTTCGCATCCTTGCAACTTTTGACGACTTTCAGATATCTCTCTATGCTTTAGATGCAGAGTGCAACGCCTGCGGTGCGCTAGTAACAGCGCCCTGTGAACTGGATAGATAGGACAAGTAATGCCTGTAGCAAAATACTTAGAGGCTAGTGATGTTAAGAAGATTCGCGCTGAGTACAGCGTTGTTCAAGAGAGTCATAGGCAAGCAACCAATGTCATTGAGTTGGCTAAGCGCTATGGCGTAAGCCAAGAAACCATACGCAACATTGCCAATCGCGTTACCTATAAGTGGGTATCGTGACCTACGATTACAGGTGCCCCAAGTGTGGCATCGTGGTTACTGTTGAGCGTAGCATCCACGCTGAGGCTGACTCGCCTATGTGTAGTGGCAACTGCAACGCCTTGATGGAGAGAATCTGGACTGCACCCCCAGTCAAATACAACACTACTGGGTTCTATTCCACAGGTGGCTAGAGTTCTTCACTTAAAGGGGAAGTAAGTGAGGGCATAAAAAAAAGACCCCGCTCCTAGAGAAATCTAGGGCGGGGCTTTTTGTTGTTTAAACTACTTTAGCGCTGCGTGATATTCCGGTGCATCGCCTTTAACTGCCTTGTCTGCGGCAAGCAGCGATGCTGCTGGTGCAGGGAAACTATCTGATGGGTTAGCCCAACGATAGACGAGTGGGATGAGCGAGCATCCGCCTGCCTTGAGCAGGGTTGCTACATCTGTAGTGTGGTGAATTGTGTACTGCAAGGTCATCGCACCTACGAAGATATGCGCCCACTGAGAGAGGACTGTCCATACCTTAGGCGGGATGTTGAACAAGTATTTGTTCTGTGCCATTAGTTACTCCATTTCGGTCTGACCACATAACGAACTGTGGATGGTGCACGATGCTTGAGATAAACCCCATCACCGTTGGCTTGACTGCCAGTGTTGTCACTGCCAGTGTTGCCTTCCACCGTATCTATTAGGTGGGTGTTTTTATTGTAGCCTAAGGCAATACCAGTGTGCTCGGCCTTGCCCTTCTTGGAGAAGTCAAAGAGGAGGATATCCCCAGGCTGGACCATACTGACGGGTACTGTAAAGCCTTTAGCCTTAGCCCAAGCCTCGAAGGACTCACATCCTGCGTAGCCTTTAGGCGACTGGTTAATGAGGCTGGTGGCGTTTGCCTGTGCATAGCACCACGACACGAACATTGCACACCAAGGCTGACCATCCATACCAAACCACTTGCCGTACTTGGTACGGTTGACTGGGGTTTCGGTAGTGCCGACCTCGGCCTTTGCTGCTGCGATAACTTTATCTGATTGTGTGCTCATCCTCTATCCTTGCCTTGAGTACTTCAACATCAATCTTTATTGTCTGTTGGTTCTCAATTAACATATCAACTTTGTTGATAAGCCCAGTCTGTCCATCGTTGTATAAGGCGTACATAATCTTGCTTAAACTATCTTTGAGTTCTTCTGTGTGTTTCTGTATCTGATGCTTAGCCACATAACCTAGGGCAGCAATCAATCCACCAATGGTGAACACCAGCGAGTAGGCTGTGTTCCAATCAAAGTTTTTAAACATAGCAGTATTCCTTATGCGATAGTGCGGGCGGTGAGTTGTATTACTCCACCAAAGCCTGAGTAGTTACGGGCTGATGGAGTCGTGCGAGAGAATGTAACCTGTTCAATAATGACTTCCGTTGGCGTACCGCCAGCAGTAAAGTCCTGAATGATTACTGTCTTTCCTTGTGCTTCCATATTTTCAAGTGATGCAAGACGGTCACGGGCATAGCCTTCGTAACCAATGATGTTACCCAACTTATCGGTTTCGCGGTCAAAGCAGAAAATAGGAATCTGCATAACACGAGCGCGGGTAGGAGTAGGCAAAGCCTTAACAGCAATACCGTTAATGACAGCACCTTGGGTATTGTCAGTCGTATCGCGGTTGAGCGAGAACTTAAATGAAGCATCGGCGCTAACATCTGTATAGCCGTTGGTGATGTCGAAGTCAAAGGTCGTGCTGTATTCCTGAACTGTAAAGAGCGCTTCATCTGAGCCACTTTCATTAACTTTGAACACATCTATTGTGCCGTGCATCTGCTCACCTGGAGTACGCACGCGTAGTTTCTTCCACGACTTGTTCTCTAAAGTGGAGTAGCGGATACGACCAGTGCGGAAGTAGCCAGTAGGCACTAGCACTGATGATGATTGAAGCCAGATACCAGAACCCTCAATGGCAATGGCTAGGCGATTAGTGTCAAAGTTGTTGACATTCCAGACTGTGCCAGTAGTTGAGTCTGCGTAAAGGTCGGATGCTTTGGCATAAAGACCTGTGTAAACAGGGGAAGCGTAGCCAGAAAGAGTAAGCGGCTGCGCTAAGTTTAAACGATAAGTTCCGGACTGACCATCAATAGCGTTGGTAGCGGTGGACCAGATAAACGAGTCACGAGCATCAAAGTCATAGACTGGAACTGTTGATTTAATACTAAGTGGTCCATAAGCCACACCACCAGCGTTATCCACTGTTGCAATACGCACGCCTCTGTTGGTTCCTACGGCAATATATGTACCAAGGTAGCCAAAGAGTGCAGTGACATACTCACCACGGGCAAAGGTTGCTGCAGTAGTGATTGTCTGTAGCGTTCCAGTGTTATCTACTGTGAGTGAGAATACAAAGGAGTTATCTCCAGCATATCCACCAAGGTAGATGGCGTTACGCGCCTCAGTGATGGCAGTCCACTGCCAGTAAACAGGCAATACAGTTGAACCGTTAATTGGGGTAAGCGTGCTCAAGTTAATAGAAGCACCACCGCCTTTATTCTGAAAGGTTAATTCATAAGCAGCAGTAGTTCCATCAGTACGAGTAATGCCAGCAATAACACGGCTTTTGACATAGCGCATAGTTACGCTTGATGCGTTAGTAGTATTGATTGTATAGTGTTGATGAATAGTGCCAGTGCTAAAGTTAATGTCATAAATTGCTGTTGCAGTAGCAAGGTATAACCAAGTACCATCTGTGCAGATATCAAGAATCTGTCCGTTGCCAATGGCTGAACGAGCAACAAATGAACTAGTAGTGCCTGATGTTGTAATCTTGTACAGGCTGGTTGTTGGCGTGCTGGTCATATCAGCAGCAACGATGATGTTGTTACCACTGGTATCTGTGCCCGTTACAATGTGGCACTTGCCACTGAGAGAAAGTACCTTGTTGGTTGTATTGAGCAGGCTGATTTGTCCTGGAGTCCAAGGGTTAACGCCTACGCCATCACGATAGCGGAAGCGAACTTCATTGTCGTTACCTTCCAATGGCTCAGTAAACTGGATGCCATCGCCATAGTGGAATGATGACTGTGCACGAATCCAGTAGCCTGAACCCTGCAAGGTGTGCTCGCCAGGGTCGCGCTCTTGGTCAACACGAGTAGTACGGAAGTCAGCAGTCTGCCTCTTGTAAGGAGTGCTGTCGGTGATAGCCATAATGAATGGCATACCACCGATGGCAACATCGAACTTGTTTCCAGTAGGGTCGTAATAGACACCCGAGCGCCCTGATAAATCAATTATCGTGCGTTCGGTAATATCAGGGGCTTTGCTTTTATTCGCCACTACTGCTCCTTAGTTTGTTTCAATAAAAAACCCCGCCATTGCTGACGGGGTGTACTGCTGTGCCAACTAACTCTCGGTGGAGTGTTCCTTGACCATAGTGAGGAAGGCATTGACTTTATTTTCGTTTGCCTCAACCTCAGCCTTGAGTTTGCCATACCTTGAGCCAAAGTATTCTGGGTAAAGATTCTTTATATATTTCCAAACAAACCAAGTTGCCTTGATGCTTTTGGCCATTCTCTGAATAACCAGTATCACTAGGCCAGCCACCGCCAAGCATTGTGCAATTACAAGTGCCTTCTCAACTGCGCTCATTCTGAAAAACTCTCAGTCAAATTATTCAATTCCTTCTCAATAACTTGATACCAGCCAGCAG